TAGAAGATTTAGTAAAGGCATTAGATGAAACAAAACACTGATTATGGATATGATATACAAAAGGTATATCTAGAAATGATGTTGAGTGATGCTGAGAGCTTTGTTAGATGCCAGGGTGTATTTGATCCAAGTTTATTTGATAGAAGATTACAAAAAGCCGCAACATTCTTATCTGAATATGTAAGCGAACATAATATTTTGCCTACAGGTGAAATGATAAATGCGGCATGTCAAGTTAATTTAGAAGTGCCACAAGGACTACAGGAAAACCATTATGATTGGTTGTTATCGGACTTTGAAACTTTTACAAGACACAAAGCACTAGAAAGAGCAATACT